GGGTGATTGACCTGCAGCCACATGCTGCCGGTATAGCCGAAGCGTCTGCATGGCTGCCCATTCGTCTGTACAGCCAGTTCCTTGGATCGCCTGCTCCAATATCTCATCCCTAAGCATCTATACCCTCTCCTTTCGGTTTGATGGTTTAGAATATGCAGATTATCTTGTCCAAGATTCGACTTGTTTTGTATATATTTTCATAGGTTTGTCCATCCTTGTAGTATAAAGGGGATGGGCATAGTGGGACTAGGAAAGAAAAGAACGAAGCTCGGCAGCTTTATCGATGGAAATAAGGAGCTGAGCCAAGAGATACTCGCAAAAGCTACAGGTTTAAGTAGAGACGCTGTGTCACGTCTCTGTGACGGCAATAAGAATGTCAGACCCATTGCAGATACACAGATTAAAGTAATTGGTGCGCTGCGCAGGATGGGCTATGATGTGACGCGTGAAGACTTCTGGGACTAGTCCACTTTCAGAACATCCGCCATCGGTACAACCTCTAAACCGCTCGAGCAGCGGATCTGGATCGTCCGCTCGTACGGATCTACCTTTGTAATGACACCGGTGAGCTGCCGATCCTCGAAATCACCAAACACGGTAACCGTCACTATCGATTTGGATGTTAGGGCATCCCCGATACTCTTCGAGAGTAGCTCCTGCTCCTGGTCATCCAGGACAGGTCGTGCCCGCTTATGATCGTTGGTCTGCTGTTTCAACAGCTGCTCTTTGTGTTGCGGCAGCATCATCCGGCTTGACTCCCAGAACCCATTGTCTTCGAGTTTCTTCGCCATGTTCACACCTCGTTCGTAGTTTTGTTCCTATTATATTACGAACATATGTTCTATTTCAAGCAATAAAAAAAGCCCCCATCCAGTAAAGGAATGAGGGCTATACAAGGTTTATCCCAATTGGTATAATTTTCATGCAGTCTTAAGGTTCTGCAGTTGGAAATGGAGGACCTTATGACCGACTACGAAATGCTATCGTTAGTAACTATGATGCAACACACAACGATTGCTTTCCTCGGGATCGTTGTCACGCTAGTCATCGCACTAGTAGCTAAGCGTAAGTAATCGTCTGCCGTACATAACGAATCAATGCGAAACTCGATAATGCCCGGGAAGACCTAAGGGTCTGCCATTAACACAAAACTGCAGCTCGGGGTTAGACTGTTCTAGTCTAGTAACGATTTGTTTGTAGCTATAACGGTGGAAAAGAAAGAGCGTACTGGACCAGAGTACGCTCTTTCTTCATGTCCCGGCTTAAGTTCTTAAGCGTAAGCGGGGACGTTTCTTGCTGAAGATCATCATAGTGGGACACCTCCCCGAAACTGGACACACACAGCGAGATATTAACTCGCAAAGTTTGGATTCCACATATGATCTGATTACGATTTACTACCTAGTTAACTACGACACCTTAACTTTACCCCTAACAGGAAATGATTTCAAGTAGTTTTCAAACTATCTATCCTAAACCATAACGCATTCACCACAGCAGCCACCTCTGCTCTAGTCACAGGCTGATCTGGACGAAAAGTCCCGTCCTCATAGCCGGTCATGATGCCATGTTCATTCGCTACCCAGATTACGTCCTCATACCAAGAGCCTGCTTCCACGTCCTTAAACTCCGTTTTCTTAACGGCCGCCGGAGGCTCAAAAAACTCTGGACGCATCCAGTTATAGTCGACATGGCCAGTGATGCCGTCCACTGTGCCTTTGTCTGTAGATTGCCAGCAGATCCACTTCGGCCATGCCGTTTCCCCTGGTTGCTCGACATTATAATGAGCGATCCAGAGTGGCCAGTTAATCAGGCTGTCTTTAAGGTATTGATTAGCGAAAGATACATAAGTGTATACGATCGGTTTCTTGCCAGTTAGCTTTTCAACCTGCAGTAACCAGGCTAGCGTGTATCCGATAACTCTACTTGCTTCCTCGCCTTTTGAGTCCTCAACATCACAGACAATCCACTCGTAGGGCAACGCTCTGATCGTCTCCACAAAGTGCGCAGCCTCAACTAATGGATTGGTATTATCAGGCCGTAAAAAGTGATACAATCCAACTTTGAGTCCTACAGCATCTGCCCCTCGAGCGTTTCGGTGCAACATAGGATCGACATATCCGATGCCCTCGGTCGCTTTTATAAATGCATACCTGACATCGGCGGCGGCTACCTTCTTCCAGTCAATCGTTCCTTGCCATTTGGATACGTCAATTCCGTGGATCATTTATCGGTTCCTTTCTGCTTCAAAGCCGTAATTACATTCTTCAATGGGCCTGTAGGCACCCCAAGTTTACCACCGTTTTCAACGATGCTGAGGAACTCGATGACACAATATGCGATAGCTACCCCATCAGCAGCATATCCAAGGGAACTGAGCGCCGGAATAGCTTTTTGAATCATGTAAACCGCACCTATTAACAGGAGGATGTAGGTCTTTTTCATCAGGCCGTCTTTACCTTTGCCGCTGTTCAAATCCTTTTGCGAATACCCGACCATCAAACCGGTGAGGAAATCAATCACCATAAGCCCTAACAGCACGACAAAGGCCACACCCAACCCCCCTACCATCCATGAGATAACTCCTCCTATAAACGTAAATCCTGCCTTGAATACGACATCGATGCGATCCATCTGGCACCTCCATAATAAAATAGCCCCGCCTTAGCGGAGCCCTAATTCATATCGATTTAATCTTGTTGCGCAATGTGATCCTAATACGTCACACCATCGATAATGAGCGACAACCCAGTTTCCTTCAGAATGTTTTCATAAATAGCCTTATACCCAACATCATTCGGATGTGTTCCGTCTGGCAATAAACTATCTATTGTTACCCCGGTTTCTAAGCAATACTGAATGAATCCATGATAGTTGTTAATATGCTTCATTCCGTAATCTCTGGAAACTCGGCTGACTGCGGTGTTGACATCATTAATCTTAAAATTGTTAACTAGGTTGTTGTCACTTGATGCAATAACCGGCGGCGGTGACATTAATACTACTTCACCACCAATAGATTGGATATAGTCAATCACACTCCTTAAATATCCCTTCAATGCTGCTGGATATAGTTGATTGCTCCTATCGTTGGTGCCGATCTGTATAAATGTAATGGTATCTCCAGCTTCAAAGTAATTTTCTCTGTTCTCATAGAGGTATTGCGAGCTTATCCCTGCAATTCCCCAGTTCTTGACGGTTGCCGTCTTGGGAATTTTAAATGCTTCAATGTACACGTTATAAGCAGCCGATAATGCGTTTTTCGTTCCTGTTTCCTTAATCTCAACCGAATGTTCTGCATCAGATAATCCGCTAATTACAGTTTCGTAATTGTACACAAAGTCAGAATTATAGGTATCTAGTTGCCCCCATAATGACCCATCAATGTATACATCCAGAATTCCGCCGGAGCTAAAAGCGATATGGTAGACACTGAAATGATCGCCATAGAAACTGAACTTAATCGCACTTTGTGATGCCGCATTAGGTAATTGTAGACGCCAATCCAATATGGTATTTCCGTCTGTGGTGATAACAGCCGATGGCGATACGACTTCAATACCAGGATCGGTGACTTCCACCATAACCTCTTTATTGTACTTACCTACTACATAGTCCCGTAACATATTCGCCCAGCATGTGGCGGTCGTAACGTTCTCTTTTTGTGTATTTCCATTTATGTCTGTAAACATCGTCGTTCCTGTTATGCTGTACCCGGTACCACCCACCCCCGCTGTTATACTGTCTCCAGCGAGCTTGATTTGGGTTTTTACAAATGGATTTTGTAAACTGCTCATGATCCTCGTTTTGTAATCGGGATCTTTGAGTTTGTTTCTGATCCGGCTTTCTAACTGGCTTTCCTTGATGCCATGCATTAAGGTAGGCGGTTTCACACGACCTTTGTAAATATGAATCCCTGTAAGTTGGACTGTCGCCAAAGCATCATTGTTAAACCCAATCTCAAGATTGTAAAAGCCAACCGGAACGGGGATGGTGATGTTCATTAATTCCCAATTCGCCGCATACTTCACTTTTCTTGAATTGATTAAGCTACCCAAGTAGGCATTTGATGCATCCCGGAACCTGGCGTAAATTTGCGAATTATCCTCCACAGTTGATTTGAGTAAGCAGAATATGGTTACTTCACCATCTGCGGCCAATCCGTCTAGGTTTAAAATGGTGATGCCGTCGATTACATTCAACCCTGTGCCCGTGTGTGTTTTTGCGTAAGATTCAAAGGGTAAATCGGTTAAGGTTTTATTCTCGGCATAGTCCATTAAATAAGGGTCATCATACAGGTTAATGGGAGCGATTTCGTCCAGTATACCAATTGGCATTCCTATACTATCGGTCGCTTGCCATATTTTTTTGCTTTCACTCCACTTTACATTTGTGTTGGTCGCATCGCCACGTTCAACTTCCACTCCTCCGTCGAGGGTAGGAGTTCCCGTTTGATTAGCATTACAAACAAATGTGGTGTCGTTAATCGTAGCTTCTGTGGGGTTATTGATCGTTGTTGACCCACTCATGGTTACAGCGCCTGTAAATACAGTGTCACCCGATACCGTTCCACCGGTAGATTTATCGAGTTTATTTGCACCTACATTTTCAATATCAGCCTCGACTAGCCCGAATCCGTTAGTTATCTTGGCAAATTCATCCTTAATTTTATTCGTTGGTACTAGGTTGCAATAGCTGTTTGGCATCTGCTGCAACTCCTTTCAACTCAAGTTTCCGCTTATTAATGGCTTCTACAATTCCGTTTAGAATGTTTTCCTCTTGCTTAGAATGGAACGCTACTACAGCCATGATGACGGAGCATAGCTCCGGCACTGGTTTCCCAGGATCAATCTCAGCTATTAAGAGATTTTTTATGTGGGCCATCCAACGAATCACTCCTCTTCTCGGCATAATAAAAAGCCACTCCGCTTTGGAGGGGCTTTTGTGTAACTGATGTTATTGTTCAGTATACTCGGGATAAAGTGCGATAAAGTCTAGTTTGTCTTGCTTGGATGCCGCCAAAGCATTTTCCATACCCTCAATACTCTTTGTGATAATACCAATGTCTTCATCTTTATTATTAATTACTGCCTGTTCTAAACGGACTTTAAGCACTCTAATATTATCTTCGCTAAGACTAATGATGTGATCTAATGCCCTGAGTCCAACTTCAAAACTTTCCTTGGTCATAGGAGTTTTTGTTACTCTCGGGGGAGGTGTGGCTTGAGGTGATTCTACTCGTTCACCCGTAGTCCATTTTGGAATTGGAGTAGACATAACACTAGCCTCCATCTTTTCAGTTAGTTCAATCCCTAAATCGGCATTGAACGAAACAGCCAAATTCAATGCATCACCAATGGCTCTGACTGGCAGGTAGCTTGTTCCATCAATAACGATTGCTGGATTTTCAATCTTTTGTCCTTTTACCTTAACTGGGAACTCTCCTTCAACCGCCCTACCTATTAGAGACTGGATCTCAGCTGCTTGAGTAGAAACCGTAAATGACAATACAATTCCGGCGATCAATCCCACAAAGTATTTACGCATTTCATAGAACCTCCGGGAGTTTTCTTCCATTATACACCATATTAATATAGCTACACTACCCCGATTAGTACCCCGTTGCTGAATATCATTTTCGGTCCACCTATTGAAGTTAGGTCAACTGTATCGGTAAGGCCAACAAACGAATCTGCCTTAGAATTGATTTCCGACACAATATCAAGTATGAATCCACCAGACGAAGAAGCAGTTAAAGCCCCACTACTGGCAATTAAGCTCATCTGCCCATTGGAAGACAAGCTTATCGGACCTGTTGGGCTTCCGATAACAAAGGTATCATTTTCTTGCCTAATCCCACTTAAATAACTTCCACTGACAAACGTTAATGTTGGACTTCCGTAGGTCGAATTCAATGCTTCTATCGCAATGTATTCAGTTTCTGAAAATGCCGCTCTTACTAAAGTATCATCTGACGATATTTCCACTCTAGGATAGCTCGCACCTGTTGAGATATTCGCCCCCTCAATCGTTCCGCCAATAATATCGCTTGCGGATATAGTACCACTGAATATACCGTCAGCTGCTTCTAGAGTACCGCCAAATTTGAGCTTATCTGCGACAGCGTCATAGTGGAGTCGCTTAACCCCTCCTACTTCCCACTTTAATTCATCACTATTGAGTGTGACTTTTGATGAGTGATCTTCCTTCTCAACGATTAGCCCCTCAGTTCTAGTGATGGTTGCCCCGAAATAGCTCCGGCCCAGCTTGAGCGCATTTTGGTTAAGTCTGTTGACCTGTTGACTCAGCGTACCCTCGACAATAAACTCACTTTTCTGCTCTGACTTGCTCGGCGCCTCGATGGACATCTTAAGTCCGCCCCTGAAGCTGAATACAGTATGCAGGGCTAACGTCTCCCCACCGCTCTTGTAGCCGTCCCAGCTAAAGTCAGCGTCCTCCCATGCCATGTCTGCGGTTTCCCAAGTCGGTGTGCCTACGTACACGCCATAACGGATGCGGTCGCCTGCCTCAATGCCAGGATAGCCTCGAGCGTCCATGGACACTGGAGTATAGCTGAAGCCGTTTAGCCTGGCGTACAGATCATTGGTGATAGCCTGCGTAGCAAACGGATTTTCGACATATAACGTGTGGTTCTCATCCCCGCTGCCTGCTTCATATGTCAAACCATCTTCGGTGTTATAGGTGACAACCACCTTGGTATATGTCTTGACAGGATTAAGCTGCTTAGCACGCATATAATCTGATTCTGTGAGGGCAATAACCGGCACATCAGCGGCTGAAAAGCGCCGGAAGCATAAAGTTCCATCTTTAGCGATATATGCACTTGCTGAGTTAGCTGAGGCGATGTAGCCAAGCACCTGACGCTTTCTGTAGCCTGCTGGGCCAGCTTGGATCATGTAGCTTGGATTAATCACCACTGAGCTGTCATAGGCAAATCCAAGACTAGTGCATATCTCGTCCCACACGGCTTGCTGAGTGGTTGGGTAGGTCAGCGCTGAGATATATGGTACATCTGCTCGAACAAGCTTATCGTAACAGGTGAACGCCCATACGTCTTTTATCTGCTCTCGGCTGTCAACGTAAAACTCGCCCATCGGGTACCAATCTGTGACTCTCTCGCCGTTTATGATCATGGCCAGATACGGCACGATCTTTGCGTTAGGAGCGATGGTGTCAGACGTTTTGAGCTTGATTACGAGCTTGGAGAGGACCGCCGTTCCAATCTCAAACTCCTCACCCAACACCAGACTGTTGTCGATCTCGAAATCTACGATCTTTTTGTTGTCGTAATCAACGCCATCGATGGTAGCTTTTACAGCGAATTGCCGGTCACGTTCTCGAGATAGGTCGGCAATAGATAGAGCATCGCCGATTAGATAATCAAATAGGACTCCGGCAGAGTCAGTGAGTCCAAAACTGTCTGTTGACTCGAACACATAGGCGTTTTCGCGTCCTGCTGCGGAGCTCCATATCGGGTTGTAATCGATTGGCATTGTTGAACCCTCACCTGCCTTTCATGCCAAGAAAAAAGAGCCCTCGAGAGAGCTCCTTATCGTGCTATCGAACTTCGTTAGTATTAAATCGCCAATACCGTTGGTGGCTGCTTCTTGGTGATCTCATGCTGTGCCAAGAGCAATGATTCACGTTTGCACATCTGAAGGTATTCTTCAATGCTTTGTCCTTCTGGAACTTCTTTGCCCCAACGATATTCAAACACATCAGAACCCTCTGAAACGGTGAAAACATATTCCAAATCGTTCTCAACTGCACTTATCATCATATTTTCCACCTCCTTATAGAATCAAAGCATACGACAGGGAGTATGTGTAAGAAGATGCATCATCAGCATTGACATTTACCCCCCACCGTCTCGGAAGAACCAAACTGATAACCGCCTTTACACTTGTTGTCGCCACCATTGTCGATGCAGGGTACAAAACTATGATGTAAAGTCCCGTTGCTGTTATTGCCGTTGGCCATGTGTGCAAAGAAACAGGACTCCCAGAAATGGGATCTATACCAGTAACGTAAGGCTTTAATCCACCCGTCCCACTCGCAGCTGTAACGTTTATAAATACCACAACCCCACGAGCATTATAGTTCGTTTGGATTGGGCTTACCGATCCTGCCGTTCTAGCTGCACTAGCAAGCAACGTCCCCTCTTGATTAAGTCTAAAATCTGCAATTCCCTCTGGAACTTTACTGCCCGTTAGCACGACAAGCTGTTCGCCTGAAGCATTAGTCTTGATAGTCTGTGCATTGGTCCCGTCCGAACCTGCGACCAATGCGGCTTTGGTACCTGCAGCACTGCCGACTGTCTTGATAGCACCGTTAACAATGTCCTGTTTCGCCTCGGTAGAAGCTCCTGTGGGAAGGGCTGAGCTGTCGACAGTTACTTTGGGTTTATCTGCTGTGGCTCCGCTTACCCAATCCGAAACACGTTTCCATAAGTCATACAACATTTGGAGTGTAATCACTCTTACCGCCTCCTAATCAACCTGGAATGAAATATTATTTTTAACCAGAAACCCCGTAATCGCACCGCTCCATCTATTGCCTTCTATGTCCGTCACAAGCAGCTCACAGGTGTAGTTACGAGCTGGTATATTCGTATCATCGGCTGTTAGGTGGACCTCGATCTTGCCGGTTGCACTATCAATGACCTTTATGCCGTTATCGGTAGATTTCTCGATTTGGCTAGAAACTAAAAAGAGGAGGTCACAGCCAGTAATATCTACTGCTGTACCGTCCTCATCTTTGATCGTCAGCTCCAGCACAACGCTGTTCCGTCGATATACCGAATAGCTCATGTGGCCACTCTCCTTATAGCAACACTAACGGTTATCCGTTTTGTTATCTCGCACAATCCCGATTGCATATCCAATACCGTTTTTAGCGGAGGACCTAGCATAAGACCCAATAATGCCGTTGCTGGAGCATCGAGATCAAACTGCTCATCCTGGTAGGTTACTTCTGGTACTTCGGTAGTCGACAACCATATATCCGTATCACGCTGTACGATCATCGGTCATTCCTCCGTCAACGTGACTCGTAGTCCCTGCCACCAAATCACGCCGTTTTTCTCAATTGCCATCGGAGCTGGGCGGTTACCGACATAAAACGTCTTGGTTACATAGTCGCCTTCCATGGGATCCGGGTAATAAAACTCAAAGAACGTTCCGCTCATCGCCTGCAGGATGGACGATATCTTGTCCCAGGGTATTGCACTCCAACTCATCTCAATCTGCCGTTTAACCGCTACTCTGTCCCTGCTGAGTGTACCGTCAGCTGTCCGTGCCGTGGAGTCGGCATCGTCTAAGTCCATCGGCGTAACCGTAAACTCGGATGGATAGGCGGCGATCTCCACGCCGTTGATTTTTAATAGCATCTTGATCGGCCTCCTTATGTGATCACAAGACTCTTTCCAGATCGCCTGGACAAATCGTTTATTCCCGAAGCAGCTGCTCGAGCTAGTTCCGTTTTACTGATATGAGCAGTATCACTATTCCCGCTTTCTTTTACAGCTTGCAGGATAGCTTTTAGGACGGATACAACCTCTCTGTTGTCCTGGTTACCAATGATGTCTTCTAATTTAGACAACGGAGCAATTACCTCCGGATCCGTTGCTGCCCCTCTGTTATCACCGACCATTGCAAGTGTCGGACCGTATACTAGCCCTCCACCAGCAAATGCTGGTATACCACTGCCTTTTAACAGGTTAGACAGCAAACCTTGCAGTTTGGACACTTGTCCCGTAATTGCTGATCCTACGCCTGATAGGTTAGGTATTCCTGCACCGGGTACCATGAACGGCTGCAAAGCATCGGACAGTGGCTTGGTTTGCTCCTTAATCCAATCTAAACCCTTATATAGGTCGCCGATGATCGGTGCATTATCGACCCAAGCAGCTCGCCCTGTTGACGAAGTGGCGGGATTACTACTCGGCGTCACTGCTGGAGTAGGTGTCGGGATTGTCACTGGAGTCTGTGTTGGTGTTGGTATTGGCTGGCTTACTGTCCTTCTCATGCTCTCCCATGCAGCTGTGACACTGTTGATGTTTGACACCATACTGCTTGTGTTTACAGATGTAGACCTGTTCATCTGTTCCAGCGCAGCATTCCATGATGTACTTGTACCATCCAACACAGGCTGCACGCCTGCTACCGATTGACCGGTTAGGTGCCATCCCCACTCAATGTATGGGCGGTAGGCATTGAGCTGCGATTGCATGTAGTTCAATGTTTCATGCCACTTTGATTTGACGCTACCCAAGGGCGTTTTAATCGATTCGGTCTGTGTTTTCAGCTTGCCCCATTCGTACTCGATTTGAGGACGATACGTGATAAGAGTGCCTTTCATGCTCTCCAGCATCGTTTTCCAGTCAGTCGTTACATCTCCGGTACCCACTTTATTCTGGGTGACAAGCTCTTTCCAGTGCGCACTCCAACTAGCCGTGACCCCGCTGGAACCTGTTTGAGTTTGACCTTGCAAGTCTTTCCACATACCGGATGTATTTGCTTTGGTATCAGCTATCAAGCTATTAATGGTACCAGTAACAGCAGTCGCTACAGCTCCGGCCCCTGCATCCGGTGGGTTAGGTGGATCAAATTGCAATTGCATCTTAGGAAGCACTGGAAGCTCAGGCATCGGTATTTTAACCCCACCTTTATTACCACCGCCATTACCCCCACTTGGAAGACTTGGGCCGCTTCCTCCAGTACCGCCAGTTCCGCCGTTACCGCTTGAAGACTCACCTATCAGGTTGAGTTGGTCAAATGCGGCCAATTCTTTACGAGCCTTTTTGGCTGAGTCTGCTGTGTTTTCTAAGCTATTACCAAGATTCGTGGTCGCATCCGTCTGGCCACTCAGACCGCTGGTCATCTCATCATAATCCCAGCCTCTGATCCAATAGACAAAACGAGCTACTCGTTCGGTAGTATCTGCAAGTGCTTTAGCCAAAGCCGTGAGAGAGGGAAGCACGCTATCCCATATTGGTAAAAACGTTTGTGATAGATGCAACTTAATATCCTTAAATTGCTCCATCAACCGCTCTTGCTTAGTCATAACGTTGTTCTGGAGCTTGTCGCCATAACGGCTATATGTTTGCTCCAGGATTGCTGCTAACCGGATCTGCTGCTGAAGCTGGAAGTCGATCTGATCCCAACTCTTACCGTTTGCAAATTTCTTAAAGGCGTTTGTTGATTCAATCATCGACACGCCCACGAATATGCCAAGGTCCTCGATCGCTTCTGTGTTACCCAATAAACCTGAGCGCATCCGTTCTAACGTATCTTCCATTGTCCGGCCAGTAGCAGAAGCCACTACACGAGTAGCCTGTACTAGCTGTTTTGTTGAGTCCTGCAGCGTCTTGTTATCTTTGATAAAGGAGGACAGCAGCACGCCATATGTAGAGCCGAGCTGTGTAGTTGTCGTTTTGGCTAAACCTTGCGCTCTCGACCAGGCAATAAAGTCCTTCGAGCCACCTTTGAGCTGCATATTGAGTCGACCAAGGTCGGATTCGAACTTAACCGCACCTTGTGAGGATTTGTAGATAGCTACGGTAGCAATTGTCGCTCCTGCTGTTATCACTGCTAGAGCGACTCCAACAGGACCAAGTGCAGCACTCGCTCCAGCAGCAGATGCACCTAGACCTGCTAACCCTGCTGTCGCTGCCCCTAGAGCAGGTCTCATCGACCACAACCCAGACACAACGCCGCTTATGCCTTTGGCACCTCGAATTCGAGAAAGCGAGGAGGAGACCGAAGTTCCCATTGTTTTAAACTCTGTCTGGATCCCACCCAATCCTTTTTTGCCAGTTATCTCAGAGGTTGCGCGGGATGTATCACGTTTAAACTTGGAAATCTCACTTGTGGCGCCCTGTAATCCTTTACGGGCCGAACTAAAATCAGCACCAATCCGGATCATTAGATTCTTAACTACGGCCATGATCTATCTCCTCCTTCCTCTCATGTTGCGCTTGAAGACGTTTTACCATTGCGAACATCTGCTCGGGGGTTTGTGTCTGTCTTCTCGTCTTCCGTTGTTGTCTTTGTTGGTCAAGTAACTGGCTGAGTTCCGGTAGTTTTTTTGCACGCTGCAAACTTGCAATGCTATATGCTAGAATCAGTGAGTTATCAGCTTCACGATCAAGTTTTTCATTGTACTCGTCTATGATCATGAGCAGATCACGAGGCGTCAGCTCGCTGTACTCAGATAAACTCACACCACATCGAATTGCTACTCGGCGGCTTTCGTTCCAGTCGAACTCTTTTCTTTTGCCGGTTGCTCCACCGGCAGCTGAGGGTTTCCCTCAGGTAGTTCCGCGGGCTGGCCAAACGCGACGCGCCACGCTTTTGTCGCCTTCTCCAATACGTGGAAGATACTCGGCGCTTCATCCAGCAATGCTGGGATTTGATTCAGATTCAACGTTTCACCTTGATCCTTCGCGTCCTTCAGCAAACCACAATAAATAACTTTTTCCCGAAGCTCATGATTCATCAGGTCCATCTGCTCGTCGAGAGCGGTAATTGTGATTCCCGTCAATTCCTCTAGCGTTTTAAGAGCTGTATGGCCAAATTTCAGCTGACGTGGGCGGTCAAGCTCGATGATTACAATGTCGTTATTACTCATGTCATTCCCTCCAATATAAATAAGGCAGAGCCTGAGCCCTGCCTTTTATCGATATACCATTACGTGGTTTTTACAACGATTACCTCGTACACAATCTGTGATTTCCCAGTTTCGTTGGCGATGATTGTCAGCTTTTTACCGACATTGAGCGTCAGGTTTATTGCGTTTGATGCTGCTCCGGATACTAGATCCTGTACATAGGCACCATCGGCATACAACTTGATCGTTTGTCCTGCACCTGTGGCAGTTACAGTTACGCTAGTTGCCGTTACCCCACTAAAGGTGTAGCTGTTTTTGTTAGCGGCGAATGCCGGTGTTAGCGCACCACCTGCGCCCGTCAACGCTAACGCAGATAATCCTGCACTAGCCGTTGTGACAAGTGTCGGCTTACCGCTTACCTTAATGGTTGCCTCGAAGCTCACAAGCTCCTCCAAATCAGCGCCTGTACTAAACGCTGTTACGACACCGTTAAAGGTCCAGGATGCACCCATGGCTGCCGGGAAAACAATTTGAAAAGCCGTTTCGTTCCCGGCTTCAAATGCAGCATCCATTGCAATTTGTCCGTTTGTATCCCCAGGTTCGAAATATCCACTGATCGCAACCTCGCCGCCATCTTTAAAGCCGCCTGTAAACGTGCGGTACCCGCCATCACTATCAAGTGTTGTGGTGTCCAACGTATCTGCCGTTTTGGCGATACCTCCAATGGAGGTAAGTCCGGCAACAGCATTTACTCCGATCATCAATTTAGTTCCAACTGATCTCTTAGGGGCCAATCTGATCTACCTCCTTAAAAATAAACTTCAAAATCCATCACACATCGATAAAGCTTCGGTTTATCTTCATAAAGCTCTACGGGTTGCTCGTAGGTAAGCTCCTGGATATAAGGCCCTCCAGTACCAATGGATCGCTGCTCCATGCTGACAATCTTATCGATCACTGATTTCGTAACAGATTTCATGTCATCGTATCGTGGAGCAATCACGTTCAGTTCACCGACTACCGTCTTTCCTTGTTGATACCCTTCCCCCATAGACTTTGTCCGCAAACCTTCGCTAGTTTTAAAGATAAGATACGGAGTCGCAGTGCTGAACTTTTCCTCCGTAGATGTGAACGGGTAGACGCGGTTATTCAGGGCAGTAATGGTTTTAAGTTCAATTGTTAATGCCGCTTCAAAAGTCACCGGCCTACCCCCTCAACGCTTTATCAATATCTTTTGAGACGACATCCACCATCTTTTTCTCAATGGCGGACTCATTTTCAGTAACAGATCGCTTTAGAAACCTATAACCCGGCACATAACCACCATCGACAGTCAAAAAGCCGTACTCCTGTGACGCTGGATAATACGACCTTTCTCCATCTTTGGACATTTTAACAAATTCATCATTCATTGCCGGGTCCATCATCACATCAAATACGGCTTTTCCAGGTACGGAACGCCGCTCTTTTTTCATTATGATTCCACGTTTCAAGTTGCCTTCATCCACCGGTGCGTTACTTTTGGCGGCTTTTCGAGCAATTGTAGCTCCGGCTCGGGCCGATTTAGTAACGGAAGCTTGGGGTACCTTACCTAGTTCATTAAACGAACGCTCCAGCTCTTTCATACCGAGAATATCCGACTTAGCCATCTCATTGCCGCTCCTTACACATGAGCTGCAGTTCAGTTTTATCGAAATTTGGATGGATAATATGCAGGATCTCAAATTCAGTCGACTTGTATTTGACCGTCATCGTTCGGTCGATTCCTTCGCGGTACCGGATGCGGATCCGCGTCGTGACCTCAGCATTCTCACGCATAGCAGCGAAGAACTCTTGCCCCCGGAGGGGTTCAATCGCTGCCCAGATCGTCATGAGATCAACGGGAGCGAGGACAGCTTGACCGTATTCATTCGTCTCTCCGGTTGGCTGTAATTGCTGTACACTGACCCGCTTGTTGAGGCGGTTTACTAGAATCGTCATTATTCAGACTCGGCAATAATGCCAGCGGTCCGTAGAGATGCGAGTAGTGTGTTGAAGTCCGCAACAAGACCAGGAACATCCTCTGCTGTACTATCCTCAACGGCGGCTGCCTGCGTAGCCGTTAACTTACCGTCAAACTCACTGGCCAGAGCTGTTGCCAACTTCGTTTTGGTTACTGTGCCATTCGGTACCGTTCCTGTGCCCTCCAATACGACTGGGTCGCCATTAAGCAAGAGTCGACCGCCCTCCACGATATCGAGGTCCCCACCGATCTCAGTTCTATCACCCGAGGACCTGAAATTTTTTGCTGTTGATTGTCCCACTTTCATTCTCCTTCCTCGTAACAATATGAAAGTTGTGCGAGTATACTTTTTAAACTGAATTCAATCTCTTTGGAAATAGAACCGATCAAGACTGATCCGCGGAATTCATACCAGTGTGTGACAAGGACCTTAACAGCCAAGTCTGCAAGTTTATTCGGGGTCAAAAAGTTATAACCGGATCCGTTTGTGATATAAATTTCGGCGGCATCAATCATGTCTTGAATTTCCTTTAGTACGGCTTCATCGTCACTATCCTCGCGCAACCATACCTTTGCTTCATCAACCGTTACGGCCATCGTCACTCACTCTCCTTTCAGGAGCAAGGGACCGGTTGCCCGGCCCTTTATTCTACTAGGACGACAGCGAGATTTGACCGTACTTAACGGCAGCAGTATCCCACTTGACGTAATCATCACGCATAATGGTCCGCAACTCCGTAGTGTCGCGTCTCCAAGCGTCTCCACCTTCACGAGTAGAAGCGAGTTCGAAGAAACGGCGATTGAACAGCACCAGGAACTGCTTCAGGTTACCAATGAAGAACGGTGCTTTGTTCGGGGTGCCTGAGACATTCGGCAGCACACGGTTTGCTACAACTACAATCGGGCGGCCCTTGTACAGCTTTCGACCAGGCTGGGTAAAATCGTCCGAAAGAATTGGTCGGCCGTTACCATCGACTGTGTTGTCCAGCCAGTCGTATCCGTCTTGATTCGTTAAAATAATCGCCGACAAGCTGATCGCTGGGTCGAGCGTAACATTCAAGATCTTATTGATTCCTGCCAGGTTGGTCAATGCAGTAGGCGTGAGCGTCTTAAGAGCTGTCACGATGTGCGAATTACGAGTGTGAGTCGCCTTCCGGGAAATCCAATTCGTTACATACCCAATCAGGTTAGCGTCATTGTCTCCTAGCAGCTCGTTAGTGAGTGGCAAGTAACCGGCACGCTTCTTGACCTTGTATGTGATTGGGGTGAACTTAGGATTGTCAGTAGCTGCAATCGTGCCATATTCGTCAACGTCTGCGAATGGGGTCATATCTGCGTCCGTTTCAAGCACACGGGAACCAGATAGGGTATTCGTGTTCTCGACAGTCACATATTGCGACAGATCGCCCCAAGCACGCATAAGCGTATTGATTTGAGTCTGGATATCCTGCGGAATAACGATTCCGACATCACCATCAGCGATTGCCGGATTGGTGTTACCCTCATTCATTACGGCCCGACGCTCATACTCGGTAATGACGCTCCGGTGCTCATCTGAAATACGTTGACGGCGGATACCGCGCAGCACGATGCCGGTATACTCCGACTCCAGCTCTTTCATATCGCGTTCTTCAACATTTCCCTTGTCGTCCAATTCCTTGCCGCCAAGGCCACGTGCTTCGGTTTCTTCCAGTTCACGCTGAATGTCAACCTTGGATTGCAATGCACGAAGCTCTTCCATTTTCGTTTTTGCTTCAGCTGTTTTATCCTCCGCCAACATAGTGCGGACCTCTTGCTTCATGCCGTCCAATTTAGCCAGTAACGCACGTAATTCTTTTGTCACTTCAACATCACCTCATAATTTGATTTGGTAAAACAAAAACTCAACCAAATAGGTCGAGTTCGATAGATAACTTTTCTTTTTCATACTGGTCAGCGGCCCTCTGCTCTTCCTTTTTGAACTCTTCCAGGCTTCGAACACTAACATCATTCCCCGGATACGCAGGGAACGCCACCGGGCTGATCTCCGGAAGCGAAGCGTTGAGAATGGTGCGCTTATAAATTCGTTTACCGTCTTTTTCGACTCGTGACCAAGCGTCTTTTCGCTTAGCAAAGCCGAACGATACGCCATCCACATCGCCGCGCTGAACTAACTCAAACGCATCATTGCCAGCTGTGGTGTTCGCAACATCCGCTTCAAACCGAAGCTCTGTCTGCCCGTCGAAAAGTCGGAGTGTTCCCGACTTCGTATTTGCCAACACTTGATCCATCTGATGACTCCAGAGGAAAACGGTAGGTTCAGACCGTAAGTGGTCAGCAAATGCGCCAGGCGCAAACTCCTCGATAAATTCATCACCCCAGATGTCACGCATCACTTGAGACTCGGAATTGTACTTTATCGAACCGGTGATGGTGCGTTTTCCGTTTTCGCCTTCTGCGGCTCTAACCTCAAGCGCTACCGGCAACACTCGGATCTCATTCGTCTGGATCGTCTTTCTCTCCTTTTCCAGCTCCATCACCCCCTTTCACGTATGCCTTACCTGCATCTTTGATCGGTACCATACTTCCGTTCACAAGCAACTGATCGCCGTCAGGATCAGGAGGCATTTCCTCCTTAGCCCTAGCCTCGTTTGGCCTAAGAAAACCACCCTGCACACCTATGCGGTAAGCTTCGTATCGTGTTTTCAAGTCTGCTCGCAGAATTGCGTCAACGTTGAAACGGAAAAAGTACCCGCCATCGATCTCATCTTCGAGGAACAGCTTCCAAGTCAGCTCCTGCTCGTACATCGTGAGGATCGGTTGCAGCGTATCGGAGTAGAATTCCCTTTGCTGTTCTGCAACGTTAGTATGCGTCGCCCGAGTAAGGTCATTAATTTGGTGCATTTTGATTCCGAACGCTGCCGCAATCTGCCTGATTGTCAGCTGATTGTTCTCGAGGAACTGCGCATCGTGCATGTTGAGCGCGATCGGTGTAAATTGATAGCCTACCGGAAGCAATGCAATCCTATGACTATTGCTTAGTCCAGACGACATCGCCTCGAACTTGTCACGGAACGTACGTTTGGCTTCTTCGTTGAGATCGCCAACATATTGCACTAAACCCTTGACTTGGAGCCCCTGCTTATAGAAATTGTTGATGAACTTGTTTGCTGACGCACCATTTTCGAGTGTCGATTTCAGGCAATCCAGGGGAGATAGCCCCATGATGCCGTCAACGGTAACTCCACCCTTGAAGTGCAATACTTCGTCTGGCACAAGCTTGCGCTTTTCACTTCCCAAATCCACCGTATAGCTTACCTGAGAGCGCGGCTGCAGGATGCGACTGATCGCAGTGTCGTTGTCGACGACCACTTTTACCTTTGGGGCATCCATCGGCCATATCCCAATTACCTTGCCAGTGCGCCGGTCATATTCGACCGATGCGTAGGCATTACCGTATAAACAATTTTGCGCCTCCATGACCTTCCAGAAGTCATAAGCTGACATATACGGGTTTGGTCGGAGTCGGAGCAGTTGGTAAATCTGATGCTTGGTCTGCTTCTGGATGCCGGATTCGTCTTCCTGGTAGACTTTAAGAGGCAACTTCGCTACTGATTCGGAGCGGATCCGCACACAGGCATAGACCGTATCGATCTTCAAAGCCGCTTTGCCTTTTACGTTGACGCCTTCCGGATCGATACCCAGCACTTCAAGTAGGCGCCTGTCGTCGACGTTC